CGGAGGTTGCTTGAGGGGGAATGGGTGGACCGACCAAGCGGAGAAGCCTTGTTTCGCGAGTACTTCTCTCCTGAGATACATGTGCGCGGAAACGCCGTTTCCGGTCGAGGTCTAATCCCCAAGGCCGGTCACCCAATAATAATAGGGTACGATCTAGGGCAGGTATTCTCCAGCGTAACTTTCATGCAGTGCCTGCCCACCAAGGATGGCGTGGTCTGGACTGTGTTCGATGAGGCAGACCATCTGGGGCAGAAGATACTATACAAGAATCTGGTGAAGGAGATCATGGATCGCATGAGCTACTGGTCACGAAGGTGTGACAACGAGTTCTCCTTCATGCACATCTCCGATGACTCTGCCATAAACCAGTGGCATCCCGGCGGACAGGGGAGCTATGATGCTTGGGATGTCGAGAGGTTCTCCGAGGGCAAGATCAAGCTGGTTGGCTGCCCGAAGGGCAAGGGTAGTGTCGAGGCAAGGGTCAGGATACTCAGCTCCAAGCTGTTCCAAGATGAGTTCTATGTTTCTGCTACATGTCGGAATACAATAGAGATGCTTTACCAGCTAAGCGGGGACAGAGACAATCCCACCAAGCCAAAGAGGTCCCGGTATATACACAAATTTGATAGCTGCACCTACCCAATGTTCAAGATGGAGCTGTCTGGGAAAAATTCCTTGCCTATCAGGGATATTCAGCCACATTTGATAAAGTGCGGTGTCGGCTGATGCTGATACTCTTAACGCAATGTAACATTATGCCTGCCTACAAAGATAAATTAGTGCTCGATATATCTGATGATGACACGATGAAGGATTACCTTGCCACCAAGGATGTTGGCGGGGAGTGCAGCTTCACCATGTACGTATCACTGGACGAGAAGACAGAGGATCAGGCTGTCTTTAGTGTCAATGATGTCGAGATAAACTCTGACTATGAAGAGGAGGAAGAGGGTGAAGCGATGTCTCCGGAGACCCCTGAGGGAGAGGCTCCCCCGGTAATGCTTATTGGCATATCCAAGAACAAGGGGGGCGGTGGCTACTAGGCCACACCCGATGGAGACAGGTGGGTCTCTTAGAATTAAGCGGGACTACGAGAAGAGGGGAATCCCGGGAGACTGGGACAGGAGCAGGGTAACAAGGCTATGCAATTTAATGCAGATATCAGAGTACGAGATGGCCACAATGTGCTGTATCCCCTATTCCAGAATGAGGAAGTATATGAGGGATGATAGGTTTCCGGGCCCCGAGTCGCTTCACTTTGCTCTACTTGAGAGCCATCTTTTATCAGAGAATATAGGTAGGCAGGAACCCATTATACAGCCTCTATGATTGACTATGAAATTCTAAAGGAAGCCGGGACAACCAACGAGCGTCTTCGGGAGGTACTTACCAACAAGGAGCCGGAGAGTGATGACGGCAAGCTCCGCAAGAAGATGGAGGACTTGGTTGGCTCACGGGTTACCGAGCACATCACCTTCGCCCTGCGCAACCATCACCTGTATTCTGCGGTTGATCTGGCATGGGACTCAAGCCCCATCAACAAGTCAACCATCCCGCTCATCCTGTATGCCCAGAAGAGAATCAATGTTAATGCCTGCCTTGAGGCACTGGACCAGAACAATAGCACAAAGAAGTATGTGAAGCGTGATGAGTCAGGCAAGATAACTGACATAGATCTCCCGAAGTTCTTTGAGGTAAACGTGAACATGGTTCGCTCCTTTGTCACACGACGCCTAGCTGCTCAGGTAAACAAGTACAACAACTTATATCCTTTCTTCAAGTACCAGAGTCGTACCACCGGACCAGTGGGTAAACTGAGGGCTGATGCCCTGAGTCAGCGCATGGACATCATGTCTGACCAGTTCGACTACCGGCACTTCCAGACACAGGCGATGAGGGACATGTTCCTGTATGGCCATGCGGTTGCGTTCCCTCGCGCCTCTTGGGAGCGCGACATTCACTGGGAAAAGAACCCGGTGGCTGAAGAGTTTAAGGTGGACGGTAAGTTCCCCGGCAAGATACCCAAGCGTTCACGAGTGATCAAGGAGGGCGTCTCTTGGATTCTCCCCCATCCCTCCCGTGTGTTCTGGGACAACTCATACCCAATGAGCAGCCTCAATACTGACACTGGCTGTGAGTATGCAGGCTTCTGGGATGTGATTCGCTATGGAGACATAGCGGACAACCCCGACTACTTCAACCGTGATGAGGTTGGCTACGGTGCATCCAGCATGAATAACTTCATCACCTTCAGTAATTACTTCAGCCAATACTACACCAAGATTTCCCCACCAACATCCGTTGATGACCTGTCCGGTCACAATGATCGCCTGACCAACACGGGCAGGTACTCAGGTCACATGCGTGACACTTCTGTTTTTGTTGGCGAATACTACTGGAAGATTTCCCCGAAGGACTGGGGAATAGGAAGCTACCCGCATCCTGTATGGGTACACTTTAAGCTGGCGGGTGACTCCACTGTTATCTTTGCGGAGATCATGCCCAGCACACCAGCGGCTGTCTTCTCGTTTAACGAGAACGACTCCCGCCTGATGAACCTGTCTGTTGCGCATGAGATGATGCCGTATCAGGATCAGCTCACCAACCTCCTGTCCCAGCTGCTTGAGACCGCCAAGGCCGACCTGTTCAGTGTGGCGGTAGTCAACTCGGATATCTTCCCTGACACAGATGAGGGGCGCATGGTGCTTGAGGAGTTTCGTAAGACCATGAGTGGCGAGAACTTCTATGCCACCACCAATGTGATTGAGGCCAGCTTCCAGAAGCTGCGTGACCTTGGGATAAGCCCAACAGCAGACAACATATTCAAGGTTGTTCGTAGTGCCCCCAACTCAGCACTCACGGATATCTTTCAGTCCATCTCCAACCTTATCAGTATTGCTGAGAGGATGATGGCATTAAGCCCACAGGAGCAGGGCCAACCATCACCACGGGAGACATCTGCCACGGAGGTTGCGCTAATAAATCAAACTACCGAGTCCGTCTATAACTTCGTAAGTGAATCCATTGATGAGGGCAGGGGAGCCATGAAGCGCATCTGCTACGAGTCCCTGATATCCCTTGGCTCCAAGCAGGTTTACCTGCCTGTGATCAATAGGTACACGGACGACGTCATAGAGCGTGCAGGGTTCAGGTTTGTGCCTGATGAGGACGAGACTCAGAACAGCATTGGCGCGAAGCGAACCATTGTGGGGAGCATCTCCAACCTGATGCATGACTTTATATTCTCCAGCAGGGATGGATCAGAGAGGTCAGTCAACTCAATGGCTGCCGGTAATCTTATCCAGTTACTGCAGGTGGTATCACAATCGCAACTGCTCCCGTCAATACCCAAGGAGAAGATGTTCGAGATCATCAATGAGATCTTCAGGCTCATGGGGGCAACAGACCTTAAGCTGTCAGTTCCCCCGGGACAGGAGGGGCAGACGGCAGGTGAGCCCGACGAGACACAGAAGATGTTGTCCACCTTGGCACAAGCAATTCAAGAAAACTCTACCGCCATCCAAGCCATGGGTGGTGGTGCCCCACAACAACCACAACAACCCCCACAACCCCAGCCCCCAGCCGGGGTACCAGTAGCATGAGTGAAGAACAACCCCCACAAGAGACAGCAGTAGCAGAGGCCCCCGAACAAACCACAGAGACCCAAGAGGTTAATCCCATGGGTACCAGATTTCATGAGGCTGAGCCTCCCCCTGAGCCCATCAAGGATGAGGATGTCGGGGACGATGCCATGCAGGACATGATGGTGAAGCGCCTTTACGAGGACATGGGGCTGCTTGTCAACGAAGAGGAGAAGCCTGTTAGTGAGGACACAGCCGAGGAGAAGCCTGAGCCTGAGGCTGAGGCGGAACCCAAGGCAGAGGAGGAGCCCAAGACAGCAAGGCGCAAGCAGTCCACCGTCCATGACCGTGAAGAATTCAAGAAGGATATCATAGATGCCCTAGCCACTGTTGCTGAGCAGGGCAAGGAGAAGGACAGCCCGCTTCCCGTGCCTGAATCGGAGCCGGTCAATGATGAGTCCGGGCTGATGGACGAGCAGAAGATGGAGCTTGAGCTGGCTGAGTATGCCGAGAAGGCGTTCCCGGACAAGTACAACGATATGCGGTCCAAGATGCTCAAGTTCTACAAGGATCTGGATACTTGGGTTGATTCCAAGCGCAGCGATGACTCAGAGTTTGGTGCGGAGAACAACAGTGAGGAGATCAATGACTGGGTTGACTCACATAAGCCCATGATAAGCAAGGTGGATGAGCGCAAGCTGGAGAGGCAGCTCATTCGTGATCAGGCACTGAAGGAGTTTGAGCAGAAGAACGAGTCAAAGTTCAAGGAGCTTGAGCTGAAGACGCGCTCCATTGAGGAGGCCCCCAAGATTACCAATGATGTCAATGTGTTCAGGGATTCCATACTGTCGGTTAAGGAGGTTGAGGCAACCCAGTTAATCAAGGACGGAAAGGCTGATGAGGCCAAGAAGAAGTACCCTATGCAGTCCCAGATTGCCGACAACGTGGTTGACCATGCGACCAAGATATATAAGGACTTCCTTGATTATGATCGCGGCCTGACTGAGTGGGACAATAACAACGAGAACCACAAGTGGCTCAATAACTTCCTGTCTGAACAGGGTAAGTTCTTCCATTCCAACGGAGGAGACAACACGGTAAGGGACGGCAAGAACTTTCTCCCGGTGGATGAGTTCAATAGCCGATACCACTCCAACCCACAGATGACAGACTCAAGGCACTGGACATTTGACCGCCATGATGTGAGGGAATTGCTTTCATTATCTGCACAGCAGCAAATAAAATCCTCCATAACAGCCATGGAAGAGCAGATTAAAGAGTACGGATACACACGAGCTCCGACTGAATCCGCAGAGGAGCCGAAAGGGGCACCTCAATCAGTGCCTCAGGAGGCACCAGAACCGGAGCCTGTTTCAGCACCCAAGACAAAGCTGAGTAGTGCTCCCGGGCAAGCCAGTCCTGATGCTCCTGACACATCAAACCATCCCGGTTACGATATAATTAACTCCCTAGGGATGAAGGATGAATTCCCAAATGCAGTGGAATAGGTTTTCGGGATTGTCTTTTCAGTCACTAAGCTAGGTTCTTCGTGATTTCTCAGCGTATACCCTTAATGTTGGGTATATGCCAACTACGTTTCCAACTAACAACTGTGATCCTCGACTGATCGTCGTGGATGAGTCAACCGGGTGCACGTTAACTCGTGCAAACATCCGGGCTTTTACTAAACAAGACTTTGAAGACCAACAATTCAAAGAAGTCGGGATGGACAGGATCATTGCCCAGACCAAGGAGGCTCGCCTCGCTGGTGTGCGTGAGAGAACCCTGACAGACCTGCTTCTTTCCCGTCACGTTTCCCTTAATGAGGGCTCTGGCGGTGGGACCAAGTCAATCATCGCTCCATTTACGCTGGTTCCCCGGCGTGATGTGGTGAACGCCAACTACTTTGGTGTTACAGCCGGTGAGGCTGCTGATGCCACCAACCTTGCGGTACATAGTGGTCGCTGGGTGGTTACTGTGGGCACGGGAGTGTCTACATTCAAGTCAGCACTTAAGTCGCTTGAGAACTACTTCCTCCCCGGCATGAGTGTGCTGATTGAGAACCATGATTCCAGTGACGTAGCCCAAACGATCCAGATGAAGATCGTCTCGG